ACAAAAATATAAGCTAAAAAAGAGGCACGCACTGCGCACCTCTCTACTGGTTTACTGCTTGGTCTGGCTAAGCGGGATTGCCCTGAATAATGGCCTCTAGATGCTCGCCTAATGCCTGCCAAGCTGCCGCTGCTTCTTTGGTGTACTTGTAATGCAGGTAATGCTTGCGCGTTTTCGGCCCGGCTAATACATGGTTTTGGCAGTAATCGATAACGTCAGGCGCAATGCCCAGGCTCTGCATTAGTGTTGCGCCAGTGCGCCGCATATCGTGCAGCGTCCAATGCCCGCCACTTAGCACAGGGAAAAAGCCGCCTTCTTTTTGGTGGCGCGCAATGTAGCTGCTTGCGTCCCATTGCTCTGTGTGGCCTTGCACCCTCTCTCTTGGAAAGCAATACATGCCTTCGCCAGTCTCTGCCTGTAACTGTCTGAATTGGCTTAATGCAAAGTCGGACAAGGTGACTAGCTGCGCTTGCCGCCTGCCGCGCTTACCCTTGGTGTTTGCCGCTGGAATAAGCCAAGTACCCGCCTGCCAGTCGATATGCTCCCACTTGGTAGCCAGTAGCTCACCAATGCGGCAGGTAGTGGACAGACAAAGCCAGATAGCAAAGCGCAAACGACGCACAATAAAGCCTCTGCCTGTAGCACCTCTGCCCCTAAAAGCAGACAGCGGCAACAGACCGATATGCAAGGCTCTGATTTCATCTGCCGATAAAGTGCGCTCTCTGTATCCTTGAAAGTCAGCATCCAGCAAGGTTTCTATGTCCACCAAGTCCGCCGGATTACCTTCTATTAGCAGCCCTCTCCAAGGCTGGCGCTTTTCAGCCCAATACAACATCTGCTTTATCTCACGCGCCAAGTTAATTAGGCTGCCGTCCCCACTTTTACCCTTTTTACTCTTGGCTTTGCGCTCTTTGGCCTTACGCAGTGTGTCCAGCAAATGGGGGGCGGTAAGGCTGCACAATGGCTTGTTGCCGATAGAGGGCAATACGTGTAATGCAAAACGACCTTTTAGCGCGGCATTGCCGTCTGCTCTGGCTACCCCGTTATTTATCCATTCATTAAACAGGTCATTAACCGTTAGGCTCGCTACCCGTTGCCGCCTCTCTTGAGCGACCATCTCCGCTATGGCTGCCTTTTTTTCTATCTTGGCCGCTTGCTTGGTAAGGGTAGGATTTTGCCCTTCACCCACTAATTGCCTTGCCCTGTCACGTTCTTTGCGTATTTGTGCAAGGCTGGCAGTAGGCCATACGCCACAATGAAACCAGCGGGCTTTGCCTTCCCAGCGAAAGCGATAACGAAAGCGAACGCCGACAGTCCCTTTCTTGGTTAATTGCACCAAGCCAAACAGTCCGCCGCTATCGGCTAGCGTGTCTCCTTGCCAATCGACAGGGGCGCACTCCAACTCCCTTACTGTCCACTGTTTGCCTTTTCCTGCTTTTGGGTAGCGCGTCATTTTTTAAAGCCCCCTATTCATCAAGTGTTGAGCCGTATGCTCTTTTTCAGAGAGAGTATACGCTAGGGGACACAAATTAAGAGGCTTGCTTTGTTTCTTATAGGACGCAAACGGACTGAAATTTACAAAAACAGATAAAAATCATAGCGATAGGATAAAAAAGATAGTCCATTAAAATACGGGAAAATCCATATATTTGATTTGCGCGAAATCGAACGGAAAATCGCTGATATAGCCTTTAAAAACAAACCATGTGCGCGTATTGGGGCAGTCCAAATCATCGCCATTGACGGTCGGCGCGGCTGTGCCGTCGCTCCAGCCCACCGCAAAGGTTAAATCTTTATCTTCAGCATCGTCAGTTTCGCTAAGCCTAAAAAGCCTTACGTGGGTCGGGTCTTGCGGGTCGGCCAAAAGGGTCATGCTCGCTTGCCCCGGGGTTCTTAGGCCGGGCATGTAGCGGCGCGAACTGTCGGACAGGCAAGTAATTTCGATTTGGTCGGCGGGATTGCCGCCTGGGCTAAAGGTGGTGGGGCAGCCGATTTCCATCACCTCCAATTCTTTGGGGGTTTTGGCTTTACCGGTAGCGGGGTCAAGCTTTCTAACCAATACGTAGATATTGGAGAGTTGCGCGTTAATTGCCATGTGGTCTTTCCTCTTTTAAGTGCGCATAAAGCGCAAGTCCATACTTGACCGCCAGTAGTTAACCGCCGGTTCAAAGGCTTCAAATCCATAGCGGACAATCTGTGCTTTATTATAAAGCAGATTAAAAAACGTTTGCGTAATTAAGCGGGCGGTATTTAAATCTTTGGCGTAAATATCCAGTTGAATATCCGTGGTATCAAAAGCGTGTTGCCCATTTAAAGCGATTTCAGGTGCGCCGCCGATACGTTGCCAAACCGCATAGGGTGCTTGGCTGTTTCTGGGCGCGTTGCCAAACGGATATAAACGAAAGGGATTAACGCCTAAATGCGCCTGCAATAAGGGTTCATCGTTGCACAGTTCAAATAAGGGTGCGTGCATTAGGCCGTTACTCCATTTTTGGCGGCGCGTTTAATGGCGCGGTCGATGGCTTTTTGGTATTCGCTGATAAAGGTATTGACGGCGGCTTGGCTGCTTTCTTGTAAGGCAGAACGCATAAAGGGTTTGGCGGCGGTTTTAACCGTGCCAAATTCGACCAAGCGCCAATACCAAGTGTCTTTACCGGGGTTGGTGTCGTTTTCTTGTTTGCTTTTTGCGCCGCCCCTTACGCCAATGCGAAACCCTAAATCGCCGGTCTTTTTAAATAATCGCGCGTTCCAGCGTACGGCAATGTTTTTCATGATGTGTTCAGCGGTTTTCGGGTCGTCGATTTGCGCCGCTTTTAATTTGGCAGCGCCCGCAATCACATTGGCGGCTTTTCTGCCCGCTGTGCGTCCGCCTTTGTAGCGGGTTTCCTGTTTGAGGGTTTGCAGTTTGGCGGTTAGGGCGGAGAGACCCTGCATATCGATTTGAATGTCCATTAGCCGCCGTCCGTTTTAAGCAGCAGGGTTAGGTATTCCTTGCCACTTTGTTTATCCGGCAGTACGCCTTCAATAAAGTAAGTGGTATCCCCGTGAATGAAGCGCATGCCCGCTTTAATATCCGCTCGATAACGGATAACGGCGCGGGCGCTGATTTGGTTTTGCGCCGCTTGTGCGGCAATAAAATCCCGCGCTGATAATGGCTCAATACTCGCCCAAACGGTGGCGAGGGGTTGCCATGTTTCAATATTCGCGCCGCTTTGCGGGTCTTGACTGTTGGAAACCCGTTGTAATTCGACGCGCTGGCGCAGTTTGCCCGCTTGCATGGCGTTACCTAATCACTATCGGCTTGCCGGATAAATCAAAAGCAGGCGGGTTATCGCGCCCTTGTTCCTGTTCATCCATTATCAGTTGCCCTATCGCTTGCACTAATAGGTTTATCGCTTGCGTTTGCGCGTTTAGTGCGTTTGTTAAGTGTGATAGCTGTTGTTCCAGTGGTTGGCTCATCGTCTTTGCTCCATAAATGTTTGGCGCGGTCCAGCGCTAGGTTTGCCCATTTGTTTATCCATTCGCGCCGCTTTTGGCAGGCTTCGCAAACAATCATTTAAACCCTCCAATATTTGTACGGCAGCCAGAGTGCATCGACCGCATAAGGGACTTTGTGCAATAACCTGTCGCTGACCGCTTCGCGCTGCGCGTACCAGTGGCCGATTAACAATAACGCGCCTTGTTTTATCGGCTCGGTGATTAGCAGTTCGTTGGTGATTTTGTCTTTATCCGGCAGTTTGGCGGGGTCAGTAATAAGTTTGCGGCCTGTCCATAGCTCAAAAGCCGACAAGGCCGCGTTTTGGTAAGCGGTTAAAAGCGCATCTTCTACGTCATGGTCGATGCGCAGGTGTTGTTTGAGGTGGGTTAGCGAGAGCATAAAGCACCTCTTTTAGTGTTGACGTTTATTCTTTTTGTGATTACAATAAGCGCATGGATATTGAATTTGACCCAGACAAAGAAGCGCTCAACCTCGGTAAGCACAAGCTGTCGTTGACGCTCGCCGATGATTTTGAATGGGATACCGCGCAAATTGAGGAAGACCGCAGTGAATACTACGACGAGCAGCGCTTTAAGGCGGTCGGCATTATTGGTGAACGCTTGTATACGCTGATTTACTGTCTTCGTGGCGAGGTGGTGCGGGCTATTAGTCTGCGTGAAGCTGAAAAGAAAGAGGCAAAAGACTATGTACGTTACATTGAAAAATGGTAAGAAAATCCGCATGCCTACGGACGAAGAAGATGCCGTCTTGCATGCGGCGGCGCTGGCTGACCCTGATAATCCACCACTCGATGAGGCGTTTTGGCGTAATGCCCGCCCTGCTAGCGAGGTGCTGCCGCCTGCCGTATATGCGGCGCTAACCGATAAGAGCAAGCCAGCCACTTTTACGCTTGTCACGGATGAGGAAGACCGCGCAAGGCGAATAGGTCGGCCAAAGCTGGAAACGCCTAAACTGCATATCAATATGCGTGTGGACGCGCCCGTTGTTAGCCACTTACGCGCCTCTGGCAAAGGCTGGCAGACGCGCGTTAATGCACTGCTGCGCGAGGCGGTCGAGCAGGGGCGGATTTGAGCATGGAAGGCGTGCTTAACCGCGATTTGATGCGGCAGATATTGGAACTTTTGGCTAAAACCTACCCTGCAACCATATTTGATATGGAAAGCCTGCCAAAGCATGAGGATTTGCCGCGCAGTTTGCATTATCTTGCTGAACTCGGTCTTATCAAAACGACCGAAGTCAGCCATATGGGCAGCGCTTACCCAGAGATATTGAGCGCGCGTATCACGGCTAATGGGCTGGATTTTCTCGCTGATGACGGCGGTTATTCCGCCATTATCGGCGCGGTTACGGTTAGGCTTCATGCAGATACTATCAAGTCGCTTTTGGTTGCTCGCATTGAACGCTCGGACTTGGCCGAACCGGATAAAAACCGGCTTCTTGAAAAACTAAATCGCCTCGGCTATTCGGCAGTAGAGCACCTATTAAAAAGGTCGGTGGATGTTGCCTTAGAGAATTCGCCGACACTAATTCAGTGGCTTCAAAATGCCCTGCTGGCATAGCAAATGGAGCGCGGCTAAACACTAAAAACGTATCCGGCCAAAGTTGAATAGCAAACTCTTTTAAATCGGTATTCGGCACGACAATAGTTAGCTTTGAAGCTAATAAAACGGATTGAATTTTGGCGGCATTCATCATTTAAATCCTCTTTTAATCGCTGGCGTTTGTTTTAAACGCCAGCGGGTTTTGTTTTGCCGGTTATTTGCTCATTTTGAGCACCTTCACGGCTTGTGTATCCAGCAAGATGCCGCCTACCCGTTTAGTGGTGTAGAAGCTGACGTAGGGTTTGTGGGTGTACGGGTCGCGCAGCATGCGTGTGCCGATACGGTCGATGATGCTGTAAGCCCTTGCAAAGTCGCCGAAAATGACCGCTTGTTTGTCTTTGCCAATCGGCGGCATGTCTTCGTTGGTGACCACGCCAAAACCCAGCAGGCTCGACGGCTGACCCGCTTGCAGGCCGGGCTGCCAGAGGTAGTTGCCTTGGCTGTCTTTGAGCTTGCGCACCTCGGCCAGCGTTAAGGTTGCCATCATCCAGCGGGCGCTCGCCTGATAGCCGGTTTGCAGCGCGTAAATCAGCGACAGCAGCGCGTCACTTTTAATCTGCGCTTCATCGCCGTTTCTGATGCTCTGTAGCGTGCCGAACGGACGCGAAGCATCGCCGGTTTCCGCCATTGGCGCGGTCAACAAGCCTTTGGGTTGTTTCACGCCGCTGCCAGCGAGGAAGGCTTTGCCTTCATGCGCATTAAAGGCACGGGTGACTTCTTCGCTTAGCCAGCTTTCGACGTTGAAATACACATCATCGAGGCTCTGCTGCGTGGCTTGCGGGTTGGCGTACAGTTCGTGCACGTCGGCGGAAACTTGCGTCAATTTCGGCGTGCTGGTTTCGGGGCGTGCCTCGGTTTCATCCACCCAGCCTGCGCCCGCACCGCCCAGATTGACGTTGCGCTTGTATTGCGGCGTGCCTACGGTAATCAGGCTGCATACTTGGCGCATCGGTGATACCGCTTTGAGCAGTTCCAATACGTTGCGGTCGAGTTCTTCCGGCACGGCATAGCCGCCGTCCGCATCCACGCCGACTTGCGCGGCTTTGCTGCGCAGTTCCTGCCCTTCTTCGCCCTTGCGCACAAAGCGGACAAAGGCTTCTTTGTAGGCGGTATCGACCTGCTTTTCATTGGCAGGGCGTTTAACGGCTTTGAGTTCTTCTTGCAGTTCACTTTTGAGCTTGTCCAGCTCGCCCAGTTTTTCATTAAGGCGGTCTACCTGTTCGGATAACTTGGCCTTTTCTTGCGTAATGGCTTCCAGTTTTTTGTCATTCGCCTTTTTAAAGGCTTCAAACTGTTTGCCCACTTCCTCTGCGACTTGTTCAAAGTCTTTAATATCGGTGCTCATTGTGCGTTTCCCATGAATTGGATAAGGGTTTTTAGAGCCGCTATGCCTTTGTCCGCATCTCGCGGGCAGGCGGTTTTGTAACCGCCAGCAATAAAGGCTTTGGCCTGTTTGCTCGAAAACCCTACATCCCGCAGGGCGCGTTCGACTTTCGACGGCGGGGGATGTTGTCCCTTCGCCAGTAGGTGTTTGACTTCGGCAATACGCGCTTCGTCATTGGCCGGAAAGGTCACTAAAGAGACTTCCCATAAGTCAATCTCTTTTAAAAGCCAAGCGTCTTTGCCTGCGTCGTAATCAAAGTCTTTTAATACATAGCCAATGGACAGGCCGCTAATACTGCCTGCTTTTAAATGGGCGTGGGCGCGTTTGGCGAGCGGGTCATCGTCTATCAATAAGCGCCCCTTGACATAAAGACCGTGCGCATCTTCTTTTATCTCGGTATAGACGCCGATAGGCTCGCGGGTATCGTGCTGCCATAACAAGGAGGGGTATTGGTTTTTGGCTCGCCAGTCTTGCAGGCTTTTTTGGAACGCGCCAGCCTGAACAATATCGCCCGCGCTGTCTTTGATATTAAAGACGCTGCCGTAGCCTTCAAATTCGCCACTGTCTTGTACGCTTTTTAGTTCAAGGGCTACATCCAACCTAGTCTTTGTCTGCATGGTCTTCACCTTCATTAAACAGTTTTCCCGTACTGGCCGTCATATTGAGCGGGGTTAAATAAATATCGCCGCCTTCGCGCGGGTTCATTTCTTCCAGTTCGCGGATTTCGTTCGGGCTGATTGCGCCGGTTTGCATTAAGCGCATATAAAACTCGGAGCGTGCTTTGCTGTCGCCGCGCAATAAAGCGCTGGTGGTGAATTTGGCAGAATATTGGTTGCGTTCGCTTTTATCCAATAATCCCACTTTAACACGTTTTTCAATGCGCGTTAAATAGGGGATTAAGGAAAAACGCACAAAGGACATGCTCATGTGTTCAATATTATTGAGCGTCATTTTTTCCAGATTGGCGACTAAATGCGGCGGCACACGAAACAATCCGCAGATTTGCGCTTCGTTCATGCGCCGTGCTTCGATAAATTGGCTGTCTTGCATGTTTAAGCTAATGGGTTTCCACTTTAGTCCTAACTCCAAAATTAAAGCGCCGTGTGCGTTTTCCGTGCCGCTGTGTTGCGCTTCAAAGTTCTTTTTCAGTTGTTCAAAGGCTTCTGGCGAAATAGTGCTGTCGGTTTCCAGTACGCCAGAAACAATCGCGCCATTTTTAAACAAGGTGGCGGCGTGTTGTTCCATCGCTTGATTTAAACCCAGCAATTGCCGTGCGTGCGAGATGGGGTTTAAGCCAATCAGGCCGTCTTGTGTGGGCAGGCGCACATGCCAGAGTTCCTCTTGCGTTAATAAGCGTTCGCCTGCTTTAAAATTCACTTTGTAAGTGACCGTCCAATCGTCATTAAGTACCGGCGTGACAATATCAGGGCTAACCGGTAACAGTTCGCTGATTTGCCCTAAGGTTTTTACTTTGTAAGCATAGAAGTTGCCGCGCAGGCACAGGCAGACCATTAACAGTTCCCAGAACTCTTGCGCGGTCATGTATTCATTGGGGGCGCATTCGAGCAGGCTGTAGAGCGGGTGCTTGGTGGCGGGTATCCGGTGGCGGTCGTCGGTTTTATAGAGTTTGCACGGCAGCATGCCGACGCTTTCCGATAACACGCGCACGCAATTAAATACGGTGGCTTGTTGCATGGCGCTACGGGTAGTGATGTTTTGTCCGGCGAAGGTTAGCCAGCCGCTTTGCGCCAAGGCTTCCTGTAAATAGCCTTTGCTGAACAGGCGTTTTAAACCTTTAGTTATCCCCATGACAGTGTTCTTACTCCGTATTTAAGGATGTGTTCCGATAAATTGGGGGCTTGTTCGCCTTGGTAATCGGATACGCCCACTGCCATAGCCAAGGCAACAATGCCGTCAATGCGTCCGTTTTGTTTAAGTTTGTTGAATTTGCGGTTTTCTTGGCTGTCACTAATGACGGTGGCGCAAGCGGCGTTCCATCTTAAGCAAGGGTTTTTGGCGACTTTGAGTTGCCCGTCTTTTAGGGCTTGTTCCAGTAAGTCAATGGAGCGCGGCATCCATAGTTTGCTGTCGGCGGCTTTAAAGTAGCCTTGGCCGTGTTGAATTAAGTTAAGTTTGATGTTTTGGCCTTCTGCCGCGCGGGTAAGTTCGTCCATGCGGTAGCTGTCAAAGGCAATGTGTTTAATGTTAAAGCGCTGGTTTAATTTGCCAATGCGTGCGGCGACATAGCCGTAATCAATCAGGCTGCCGGGCTCGGCATGAATAAAGCCTTGTTCCAGCCAAATATCATAGGGTACGCGGTCTTTTTCTTTGCGTTCATAGAGTGTGTCTTTCGGCGTCCAGAACTCAACCGCGGCTAAACCTAAGTTTGGAAAGTACAGCGCAAAGGCGGTTAGGTCGCGTGCGCCGGATAAATCCAATCCAGCAAAGCACATCTCGTCTTGGTCGATGTCATCCAAAGTAAAGTCTTGTTCGCAGTTAAGCCAAACGTCGCTGCTTATCCACGGATTGGCGGCATCGACCCATTGGCAGAAGTTAAGGCGTTTAACGACGCTTTGTTTGGAGGGCATGCCGCGCGCTTCGCGTACTTGACCGCGTAAATAGTCGATTGTCGGCAGACCGTAGGGCAAGCTGGGGTTGGCTTTCTCCCAGCAGGTCTCATCTTTTAACGGGTCTTCGCCTTCGTCCAATGCGCAGATATAGGCAAAGAAGCGGTCATCTGGCTCTATACCGCTGACGACTTTTTGGCCGTATTCATGGTAGCCCCAGCAAACCGAGGTTCTGTCATGGCCGCTGTTGGTTATCATGACAATTAAAGCGTTTTTGTCTTTTTTAATGCCCGCCCGCATCATGTCGATAACGTGCGCGTCTTTGTGTTCGTGGATTTCGTCCAATAAAACAATGTGCGGGCGCGGTCCCGACTGCCCGTCATCGCTGCTGATGGCTTTAAACAGGCTGCCGCTTTCTTCGTGGGAGAGTTGGTGGCAGTTTAAGCCGCGTCCATGTTTTTTAATGCGCCGACTTAAATAGGGCGATTGGTCAACCATAGCGACCGCATCTCTAAATAAGATTTTGGCTTGGTCTTTTTTGGTTGCGGCGGCGTAGACTTCTGCCCTTGGCATTTTGTCCAGTAGCATCCCATATAGTCCGATAGCTGCCGCTAATGGGCTTTTGCCGCTGCCTTTGGCGGTTTCGATATACGCCACTTTAAAACGGCGGTTGCCTTCTTGGTCTTTCCAGCCAATTAAGCTGCCTAAGATAAAGGCTTGCCACGGGTTTAATTTAAAGGGCTTGCCTTCGTATTCGTCGCCATTTAGGCAAAGTATTTGTTCGCAAAAATCAATGGCGTGCTGCGCGGCCTTTAAATCAAAGGTTAAACCGCGTTGATGGCCGTCTTTGAGGTCGTTTAAATGCCGCTGGCAGGCGTTTTTAACCGGTAAACCGGCCAGTAGTTCGCCATTCAGCACGGCAGTTGCGTAGGCGGTGATGCGGTCTTGCGCGTTCATGGCAACAGGTGTTCCCACGGCAGAGCCGCAATAATGGCTGCCAGCGCCAGACCCGCGCCGCTTATCGCTGCAATCAATGCCGCATTGGCTAGCTTGTGGCCTACTTTCGCCGCGTCCCCTGGGTGCATTTGTCCGGTTACTCCTAAATGCGTTTTTGCGCTATCATGTCTGCGCATTCGTTGCTCCTTGCGTCTTCAAGGGGTTTACGGGAAGCCCTCGCCAGTTGGCCGCTGGCGGGGGCTTTGTTTTATTCAGGTAAAAAACTTCTGCTCGGTGGCATCGCCTTCTTCCTTCGTTTTAATCAGGTCGGCCAGTGCTTTTCGCGCCAGCGGGGTTAGGCCAAATTGTTTCGCCAAGGTGTCGGCGCGCTTTTCGGCGCGGTCGCGCAGCGTGTGCAGCGGGGAGACGTTTTGATAGCTCTCGCCTTGCATGTGGAGGTCGCCACTGAACGGCTCTTGTTCATTGAGCAGGCGGATTTGGCGGGTGAAGCGGATGTAATCGCTTATCGCGGTGCAGTATTGCGCCAGCGCTTGGCTATCAAGCGTGCTTAGCAGGCCAAGAGCGCTTAATTCGCCGGTTAGGTAGGTAAATAGGGCAGCGCTGTCCGCGTCCATCCAGTCGGGGCAGGTCGGCAGCCCTTGGTTAAGCGCGGCTGTTTGTGCCTTGGCGGTCTTGTGGCGGCCTGAAAGTGCGTTACCGGCCATGTTTAGCTCCAGTGTCCAGAAAGGGGATTGCCTTGCGCGTCGCAGCCTCTTAGTTGGCCGCTGTGTTCAAGGCGGGCTTTGTGGCGGTCATGGCAGGGCTTGCACAGCGCTTGCCAGTTGGTGGTATCCCAAAACAGGCGCTGCGCGGTTTGTATGGCTTGCTCATTGGCGCTTTGCAGCGCTTGCCCCATCCGGTGCGGCTTAATGTGGTCTACCACGCTCGCCGCCGTCACTTGGCCGATTTGCTGGCAATACACACAAAGCGGATGACGCTGCAAAAAGGTCTGCCGCGCCTTGCGCCAGCGCGGGCTGTGGTAGACGTGGCTATGCTGGCTCATCGGATTTCAGTCCTAGCCTGTGCTTCAGCCAGCGGATGTATACGGCGCTGGCTATGTCCGCACCACCACAGGCCACTATTCCGCCTATCGCACCTGCCGCATACAGTGGAACGCCACTCGCAAAAGCCAGCAGCGCCGAACACATGCCAAGCACGCCAGACGCACCAAAGCGCAGCGCTATTCGCTTAAGGATTTCTGCGCCGCTCAACCCCGCAAGGTCTGCTCGCCATAACTCGCCCGTCAAGCCAGCAAGGCTTATCAAAATAAAAAACCAAAG